TCAAGAAGCACAAAACAACGGCGGTAACAATCGTCAATCAAGCGGCGGCGACAACGCAATTTACCCACACTGGAATATGCAAGAAGGCAAAGAAGCAGTAATTCGTTTCTTACCAGACGGCGACACTAATAACACATTCTTTTGGGTAGAACGTGCGATGATCAAACTTCCGTTTGCAGGCATCAAAGGTGAAACTGATTCACGTAACACTATTGTTCAAGTACCATGTGTTGAAATGTACAACGATGGCACTACTTGTCCAATCCTTTCAGAGGTACGTGGCTGGTTTAAAGATCCTGCACTCGAAGACATGGGTCGCAAATACTGGAAGAAGCGTTCTTACATCTTCCAAGGCTTTGTTAGTGAAGATCCACTAAACGAAGAAACCACACCAGAAAACCCAATTCGTAGATTTATCATTGGGCCACAAATTTTCCAAACTATTAAGTCAGCACTAATGGATCCGGAGTTGGACGAATTGCCAACTGATTACCTACGCGGTGTAGACTTCCGTATTGCTAAAACAAGCAAAGGCGGTTTTGCAGACTATTCAACTTCTAAGTGGTCACGTCGTGAACGTGCTCTTAGTGACGAAGAGAATGCTGCTATTGAGGCACACGGCCTATTTAACTTGTCAGACTACTTACCTAAGAAGCCTACTGACGTTGAACTTCAAGTAATGAAGGAAATGTTTGAAGCATCTGTAGATGGTGAAGCATACGATCCAGAACGTTGGGGACAATACTTCCGCCCAGCAGGTATGGCACAACGTACAGGTGATCCTAATGTAGCGGCGGCTCCGGCAGCAACTACTGCACCAGAGGCAGCACCAGCGGCAGCACCAGTAGCAGAAACAGCACCAGCAGCACCAGCGGCTGAAGCAGCACCTGCAGAAGGTGGCGACAATGCAAGTCGTGCGCAAGATATTCTTGCAATGATTCGCAATCGTCAGCAGTAAAAGGTTTAGTGGGAGTTCCGGCAAAAACCTCCATCCGGTAATCAGCGAGGTCTCCCACTTTTAATTAGAGGAAGGTATTATGGCTAAACCATTTGATATTAGTAAGTTTAGAAAAACTCTTACCAAATCTATTGACGGAGTTGGTATTGGGTTTAACGATCCTACCGATTGGGTAGGAACAGGTAACTATGCATTGAATTACCTTATAAGTGGCGATTTTCATAGAGGAGTTCCACTTGGCAAAGTAACGGTATTTGCAGGTGAATCAGGTGCAGGTAAATCATATTTTGCTTCTGGCAACATTGTTAAAGCAGCACAAGAGCAAGGAATTTTTGTAGTTTTAGTTGATTCAGAAAATGCTCTTGATGAGAAGTGGTTACACGCTCTTGGTGTAGACACATCGGAAGAAAAATTATTGAAACTTAATATGGCAATGATTGATGATGTTGCTAAAACAGTTTCGGAGTTTATGAAAGAATACAAAGATATGCCTGAAGAGGATCGTCCTAAAGTATTGTTTGTAATTGACTCATTAGGTATGTTATTAACTCCAACAGACGTTGATCAGTTTGGTAAAGGTGATTTGAAAGGTGATATGGGTCGTAAGCCTAAAGCACTAACAGCACTTGTTCGTAACTGTGTTAATATGTTTGGTAATTATAACGTTGGTATGGTAGCAACTAACCACACCTACGCATCACAAGATATGTTCGATCCAGATGATAAGATTTCAGGTGGACAAGGATTTATCTATGCATCTTCAATTGTTGTAGCAATGAAAAAACTGAAACTAAAAGAAGATGAAGATGGTAATAAAACGTCAACTGTACAAGGTATTAGAGCAGCGTGTAAAGTAATGAAAACACGTTATGCTAAACCATTTGAAGGCGTACAAGTTAAGATTCCATATGAAACAGGAATGGATCCATATTCGGGATTAGTAGATCTGTTTGAAGCAAAAGGATTACTTAAGAAAGAAGGCAATCGACTTAAATACACAGACCTTAACGGTGAAGTGCATTTAGAATATCGTAAAAACTGGACCGGAGAAAAGTTAGATCTAATTATGACTGACTTGCTCAATTCTCCCGAAGTTGCCGACACTGATAAGGTAATTAATGACGAACTTCAAACGGAGACTATTGAATGAACGAAGATTTGATTGCTGACCTCTGGGCAGTGTTTGTTGAACATATCCCAGAAAAACAAAAGAAAGATACTGCTTATGAATTCATTAACATATTGCTTGACTACGGTGTTAAAGAATCTGTAATTGAAGGCTTAATGGGTATTGACCCGTGGCTTGACGGAGCAGTTGAATACGCCATCGACGACGAGGACGGACATTCAGACGACTTTGACGCAGATGACGACGACTGGGATTAATTGTAATTTATGACAAACTGGTACGACAAAGTTTCAAGAGATATTTCTGCTATTCCGGATGCTGTTGATCATTTTAATAAAGAATTATTAGCAGCAAAGGCAGATCAGAAAGTGTCCGGTAGGCTTGAAAAAATTGCGGCAGAAATGCCCGCAGTAGTTGAAACCAGATTTGCACAATTACAAGAGATTGAAGCAATCTTAG